AAAAGATGATGTGTGAATGTAACGGAAATTGTATCTGCGGTAAATAATGACTACGACAGTTTTTAGTGTAGCATTATCTAATTTGCAAGAATACCAGCCAGACATAGCTGGATTTGGTATTGCTTCATGGGATACACAATTACAACACGCTGAAGATGATGTTATCAGACAAGTTCGTGAAGAATGGTGGGAAAGATATCGCCACACAGTAAGATATAAAGATATAACAAAGATAACTTCTGTAGAATTAGACAGTTCAAAGTTAGTGCCAGCACAATTTATTAGAGCAACATGTTATAAAGCATTTGCAGAATATATATTTCCTCAACTTACAAAATGGCGTGATCCAGATACTGGAGAAGGTAAAGATACATTCCAAGTGCAAATTGATTATTATAGATCAAAATATGCAGAGGAGTTTCAAGCTGTTCTTCGTGATGGAATAAGTTATGATGAAAATTCTGACAGTATTATTCAAGACACAGAAAAAGAACCTATTCATACATTACGCCTTGTTAGGTAATGGTCGCTGACGTTAAAATCACAGCAAACACAATAGATGTAAGTAACTATATAAAAAAAGTTACTAAAACTATTCCTAGAGATATTCAAAAAGGATTAGCACAGGCATCATTATTTGGTATTCAACAAATCACAGAAAAGACACAAAAAGGTCAAATGCCAGATGGTGGAAGATTTAGACCTTATTCAAAAAGAACTAAGAAAGATAGAGCTAAAAGAGGGCGTCAAATATCATTTGTAGATTTAACAGATACAGGCAGAATGTTTAGATCATTAACAAATAAAGTAACAAGAAATAAAGCTAGTTTATTCTTTCGTAGACAAGAAGAAAATAAAAAGGCTTTCTTCCATGATACAGGACATGGTAAAATGCCACAAAGACCTTTCTTTGCTATTGGACGTAGAGACGAAGATAAGATAAGAAAGATATTCTTTAGGGCTATAAAACTATGAGTAAACGAGAAGATATTGCTGGAGATATAATTACTAAGCTAACTGCTGTTAGTTCGCCTATCACGTTTAAAAAGATCACTAGAGAGCCATTTGAACCAGAAGAATTAGCAGATCCACAGTTCCCAAGCTGTTATATACAAACAGGTGATGAAACTAGGGAAATGTTATCTCTAGGCGAAGTAGGAACAGGTAAACGATCTGGCACAATAGATTTTTTAATTGTAGGTTTTGTTAAAGGTACAGATACCAATATAGATACGCTACGCAATCAACTCATAGAAGTAGTGGAAGAAACATTGGATAATGACATTACAAGAAACGGAAATGCTTTAAATACCCAGATAATTGAAGCCAATACAGATGAGGGTGTACTTTTTCCTTACGGTGGTGTTAGAATTGTGGTAAGAGTTTTTTATGAATTTGTTAGAGGTACTGCATAATGGCTAAAAGAATTAAAATTTATTTTCCAAATGGCAAAGATCAAATTGAAATCTATGATGACCAATTAGAAAAATATCTTGCAAATGGTTTTAAAAAAGATAAAAAAGTTTCTAGATCAGCTTCAAAAAAAGTTGAGGTTGAGATTAAACCAGAAGAAAACAACGAGGAGTAAATTATGGCAACTCATGTAGGTACAAGCGGTGTTGTAAAAGTTGGAGCAAATACTGTTGCAGAGGTGACAGGGTTTACTTTAAATGAAACACAAGACACAGTTGAGGATACTAGCTTAACTGATTCAAAAAAATCATATATTGCATTAAGAGGCGATGCTACTGCAACTATTGAATGTCACTGGGACGAAACTGATACTAGTGGTCAAGAAGCATTAGATGTAGGCACAAGTGCAACTATTGAATTATATCCAGAAGGTGCAGATAGTGGTGACGCTTATTATACTGGTACTGGAATTGTAACAGGTGCTGACGTAGCAGTTACAATGGACGGAATAATTTCAAGAACACTTAATATTCAATTTAGTGGTGGAGTAACTCACAGCACAGTATAAGGATTAAATGCCAGAAAAAATTGATTTTTTTCAAGGTGTCAAAGATCACTTTGAAAGTTTAGAAGTTAAAATAATAGAAGTTCCAGAATGGGGTTTAGAGGGCGACAGAGCAATTTATGTTCGCCCTTTTACAATGAACGAGAAAGCACGAATATTTAAGGGTGCTAACGACTCAGATTTAAATGTATTAGTAGATGTAATAATCCAAAAATCAGAAACTAAAAGCGGTGAGAAAATGTTTGATCTCTCTCACAAGCCTAAGTTTAAAATGAAAGCTGATACTGATGTTATTTCTAGAGTTGCTTCAGAGATACTTGCACAAGATAGTATTTCTGACCTTAAAAAAAAGTAAACTCAGACCCAGAACTATATTCTATCATAGCATTAGCTGAACGATTGCATATGTCTATTAGAGATGTATTGCAAATGCCAGTTCAAGAGTTTAATATGTGGTTGGCTTATTTTGAAATACAACATGATAGAGCTGAACAACAACAACGAATGAATCGCTAATGGCTACAAAACGAGTTAATATAGATATAGTTGCTAAGGATAAATCGCAACAAGCGTTAAATAAAGTTCGTGGTAATTTAGATGGCGTAAAAAAAGCTGTATTTAATGTAAGAAACGCACTTGCTGGTTTAGGTGCTGGATTAGTTATTCGTAACCTTGTTAATACAGGTAAAGAAATAGAATCATTACAAGTTAGATTAAAATTTTTATTTGGTACTGCTGAAGAAGGGGCAAAAGCCTTTGATAATATGGCAAAATTTGCCGCAAAAGTTCCTTTTAGTTTAGAACAAATACAACAAGGGGCTGGTGTTTTATCTGTTGTATCTAAAGATGCAGATGAATTATCAGATATTTTAGAAATAACAGGTAATGTAGCGGCTGTTACAGGACTAGATTTTAGAACTGCTTCAGAACAAATACAAAGATCATTATCTGCTGGAATAGCAAGTGCTGATTTATTTAGAGAAAAAGGTGTTAGAGATTTATTAGGATTTAAAGCTGGTGCTACAGTTACAGCAGAAGAAACAGCAGAAGCATTTGAAAGAGTTTTTGGTAAAGGTGGAAAATTTGGAGGGGCAACAGATGAATTAGCTAAAACATTAGATGGAACATTATCAATGATTGGCGATAAAATATTTAGCTTTAAGAAAACATTATTAGATGCTGGTTTTTTTGCAGAATTAAAAAAACAATTTGGAGATTTAGATAATTTTTTACAAGAAAACGCTAAAACATTAGATGAAGTTGCAATATCAATAGGAAAAGGTTTAGCACAGGCAGTTTCAGCAACAGGTAAAGCGGTTATTTTTTTAAAGAATAACTTTGACGCAGTAATAATAGTTTTAAAATCTTTAATAGCTTTAAAAGTTGCTTCAATTTTTGTTGGAATAGCTACTGGAATAAAAACAGCTACTGCGGCAACACTTTTATTTAATAAAGCATTAAGAAAAAATTTATTAATTGGTGGAGCGGCAATAGTTATTGCAAATTTAAGAGAAATATTAGGTTTAACAAAACAAATAATGGGAATAACTGATGATAAAGCATTAGATTTAGTGGTTAAAGTTAATGTTGATGAGCCAGTAGATAGACACCCAGAAAAAATAATAACAGATAGAACTCAAGAGGAATTAAAAAAACAACAAAAAATATATCAAGAACACGCTCATTTTAGAGGTATTTTAGCTAATAGACAAGCCGCAGAAGAAGTTAAACAAGAATTAATAAAATCAGAAAATATTAATGCTATTCTTGAACAAAATAAACAAGATGGCATAGCTATTTTTTATGAAATGCAACGACAAAAAGAAAGAATAATTAATGAAAGTAAAATTTTAGAAATTAACAATGAAAATGAAAAGGCAAAAGAATTAAGAGAAATTAATAAAAATAACTTTCATAAAATGTTAGATGATGCTTCAGAATTTCATTCAAAAAAAGCACAATTAGAAAAACAAGCAAAAGAACACGCAATATCAGAAGGAAGAAGTGCATTAGAAATTTTATCTGGAATGAATAAAACAGCTTTTGCGGCTTTTAAAGCTGTAAGAATAGCAGAAGCAACCATTGATACATATAGAGCGGCAACTGCGGCTTTTGCAAAATTTGGTGGGTTTCCGCTTGGTGCATTAGCGGCGGCGGCAAGTGTTGCAAAAGGTTTAGCTTTAGTTGCTCAAATTAAATCAACTAACTTTAGACAAGGCGGTGGTTCAGTTAATAAAAATCAAGCATATATGGTTGGAGAAACAGGTCCAGAAATGTTTGTGCCTAGTGGTTCTGGAAAAATAATTCCAAATCATCAAATGGGTAATAATCAGCCAGTAAATGTAAACTTTAATATTAATACAGTAGACGCTAGAGGATTTAATGAGTTACTAGTTAACAGTAGAGGTTTAATTGTAAATATGATTAATAGTGCTGTTAATGAAAAAGGAAAAATGGCAATAGTA